TTGCAAAAAAATTAGAAGATGTTTCACGTGGAAAGATTAAAAGATTAATTATCAATATGCCACCAAGGCATACTAAATCAGAGTTTGCTTCAAACCTATTTCCTGCGTGGATGTTAGGAAAGAATCCTAAGCTAAAAATTATACAAACAACTCACACGGCAGAATTATCTGATGGTTTTGGTAGAAAGGTTAAAAATCTTATAATGCAGGATGAATATAAAGAAGTCTTTCCTGATGTAAAACTTGCAGAGGATTCTAAGGCTTCTGGTAGATTTAACACAAATAGTGGTGGCGAATACTTTGCTGCTGGTGTTGGTGGTGCCATAACAGGTCGTGGTGCAGACTTGCTTATCATTGATGACCCGCACTCGGAACAAGACGCACTGTCTGATAAGAAGATGGAAGATGCTTACGAATGGTACACATCTGGACCTAGACAGCGTTTGCAACCTGGCGGTTCAATTGTCGTGGTTATGACAAGATGGTCAGTAAAGGATCTTACGGGAAAATTATTAGCAAAACAAACTGCAGAGAGTTCCGACCAATGGGACGTTGTAGAGTTTCCTGCCATAATTGATGACGAACCTATGTGGCCTGAGTTTTGGAATTTGCCCGAGTTACTTGGTGTTAAGGCATCTATCTCGGAACAGAAGTGGCAAGCACAGTATCAACAAAATCCTGTGGGTGATGAAGGTGCTATCATCAAACGTGAATGGTGGAACATATGGGAAGAAGAAAAGATACCTAGACTAGAACATATAATACAAAGTTACGATACAGCTTACAGCAAAAGGGAAACAGCAGACTTCAGTGCAATCACAACGTGGGGTATATTTTATCCCGATGAAGGCGGCCCACCGAACATTATACTTGTTGACATGAAAAAAGGTCGTTGGGATTTTCCTGAACTAAAACGAGTCGCCTTAGATCAACAACAGTACTGGGACCCCGAAACAATCTTGATAGAAGCGAAAGCTTCTGGTATGCCTTTAACACAAGAGCTACGGATGATGGGAATCCCTGTAATAACTTATACGCCTAGTAAGGGCAACGATAAGCATGTACGTGTCAACTCTGTAGCTCCCCTCTTTGAGTCTGGTCAAGTATGGGCACCCGACCATCGCTTCGCCGAAGAAGTTATTGAAGAATGTGCAGCTTTCCCTTATGGTGATCATGATGATTTAGTAGATTCAACGACCCAAGCGTTGTTGCGATTCAGGCAAGGTGCGTTCATCAACCTGAAGTCAGATTACCAAGAAGAACAAAAATATTTAGAACCGAGGTCGTACTATTAATGGAAAAGAAAATACCTAAAGGATCAGGCATCGCTGTCAAAGGCGTAGGCAAAGCTAGTCAATTATTGACGAGAGAACCTATGGATCTTATAGCACAAAAAATGCAAAGAGACTTTGACCTCTTAAACGTGCGATCAGAACGTAAAGTTAAAATAAAGAAGATAAAATAATGGTAAAGATTACACCAAGTAAAGGCGTTCAAAAAAAAGTAAAAGCTAGCAGAAGGTACAGAATAAATAAAACAATAGAAAGATTTATACCTCCTGAACTTAGAGACAAAGTAAAAGTTATAGGGGATGGTATAGAATCTGTTGTTAATAGCATGAAAATCAGTGATCCTGCTGACATAACTTTTTTCGCAGGTGAAATTGTAAAAAACATTGCAGCAGGTAATATTGCTCCTACAATCGCTGCTATTGGAAATACTGCTACAGCCATAGCAAATACAGCAATGGACATACTACCAGGTGGCACTGGAATAAAAACTGTAGCTAGATTACCTGCTAAAAAAATAAAAGATTTGAGTAAAAAAAGTATTTTTTCAGAATACCCTGCAGGAAATAAGTTTGGTCAGTTTTTGGATTCAGTAAGAGAAGGAGCTCAAAACACAAAAAAATCAATAAGAAATATTTTTTTAGATAAACTTAACAAGCCTAGACTGAGTTTGAGAACTGGAGAAGGAACAGGTGTAGGAGGACCATACTTTCAAAGATCTAGAGCAGGTTTAGATAGAGAACATGTGGCTGATGTTTATTCACAACAAGCTGCTAAAAATAATCCATTAAGAATGGACTATCCATTTTACTATACAAAACCTTCTTATCTCACAACACGTAAAAGAAATAATATGAAAAAAACATATGAGAAAGAAGCTAATGATGCCTTTGATGATTTTTTAAAAATACAAGAAGCTTTTAAAGCAGGTAAAATGTCAAAAGGTAAATACCTTATGGAAAGAGCAGCCTATGGTAAGATTATAGGTAACATTGGAAGAGACATGAAAAAACTTGGTCTTCAAATGGATTTAATAGATGCAAAAGGTAAAACAATTACTTTAGGAAAAGCCATGAACCTAAACCAACTTTATAAAAGTATTGATGATGAGTTTATGCTACGTGTTCTACCTAAATCTAAAAGAGTGGGCAGTAAAAAGAAACAAAAAAGTTCTTTGATGAAATACAAAGGATTCTTTGAAGGCGGCGAAGTAGAGACAGAACAGTCAAGTATATTTACAAATCCGTTTCTTAAAAAAATTGATGAAGTATTTAATCCTATTACTAACGAACCACCAGCAGGTGTAACAGATCAACCACCAGAGGGTGGTTTCTTAGAACCAATTGCTGAGGGTATTACAGAAACATTTACCACACCAGAAGGTAGAAGATCAATCTTTGATGCTATGGCATTACAACAACTAGAGGATAAAATTGAGGTTATACAAAGAAACAGAGAGATAGATGAAATTACTGATGATGCAGTACAAAGTTATTTAAAAAGCATAGACAACGCAAACAACATAGAGATGCAGTTTAAAGCTGACATGTCTAATGTTACAGCGGGCTTAGATAGAGATGGAAACTTTATGGATTCTTTTAACAATCCATTCTTACAACAGATGATAGCTAACGGTCAACGGCCCACGTCCCTTGATGTTCAACAAGCATACGATGTATTAAAAGATTCAGACGAATACAAAGTATTAACTAATACCTTGTTTAGTCAAGATCCAGAAATTGTTAAAAACAGAAAAAAAGTACAATCAAAATTATTTGCAAATCAATTAAAAACTTTGCCAGCAGATATTGCTGATGTTCTAGTAAACACTTATCAACTCATATCACCGTTTGCACATACAGGCGCAGCTTTTGCAGACCTTGAAGAAACAAGAATGGGTATCTCTAGTTTAGAAAAATTAGCTGCGGATGCTGGGTACGATAGAGTTCTTGATATGTACCTACCAGGGGGACCTTTTTACGAAGAGGATGTAGAAATAGATTTTGCTGAAGTACAAGAAATAATAGATGGAAATAGAATATTAGCAAGAGACCCTAATGCTCAAGAAATTATGGGTGCTACTCTTACAGCTGGTTTATCAGCAATACCTTTGTTTATGGGTTCTGGATACTTCGGAAGAATGCTGCAGACGGCAAACAGAAAAGACATTTCTAGTCTTGGAAAGTTTTTTAGACTTGTTCCACAAGCAGCTGGTATGCCATCAGTAAAAGAATTAAGAGTTTTCTTAAAAGCATTGAGAATGAATGCAACAGCTGCAGGCACTAATAAAGATGCTTTAAAAAATTTAGATGGATTAATTAGTGAGCTTAGTGCACAAAAAGTACAAGAAAAAACTGAGGCCTACTATGAGGCTAAAAGAAATGAATTAGAAAATCCACAGTTTTTAAAGCAACGTGAGATGTTTAAAAATAAAATATTGAAAGCTTATCGTGGAGACACAGCTGAACAAGTTGTAAATCCAGAAGATTTTGATAAGATGCTTAACGAACAAGATGAAAACGAAAAGATACCTGACTATGTACGTGAACTTGCTTTTGAGGAAGCTATGAGTATTCTCAAAGAAGAGCAGTTTAAACTTTTAGGCAAAGAACCACCTGGTCCTAAAACACAACCAGATGAGAGCATGTTTGAAGAAGTGACAGGTATAGATTTAGTGCCTGGCGAAAATGTTAGAGGCATGGCCATGGGCGGCGATCCAGGTCAGTTTACTGACCCACTACGTATGCCTGATGACGACGCCATAGACGTAAGAGGCATACAAGAAGATGCGCCTTACATGAGCATTGACGAGCTTGACTTGTTTGAAGAAGCAAACCTCAAGCCAACTCTGGAGAATCAAATGCCAGAAGTACAATTAGCATCGGCTAACATATTTGGTAAGTTACCAGGTTGGGCCGTGTACCTTGATAAGAAAGGCGATTTACTTAGTTCTGGTAAACAAACACAAAACCTTATTAAAATAGGTGATAAGGTGTCAGAGGCTACAAAATCACCAACAGAAAACATCAACAGATTTTATTCTAACCTTGAAGCAAAGCTTCTTGATCCTAGTGTGCCAGACACTTTTACAACACCAGAAGAACTATTTAATTTTTTTCAGTCAAGAAACATTGGTAAGTTAGAAGTAGAAGACTATCAACTACCACAGTTGTTTCAATCAATATTTCAGTCAGGTCAACCAGTGACCAAGGCTCAACTTCTTAGCAGAATAAAAGAAGCACCTATACGAAAATTAAAATCACAAACGTTTGGTTTTAGATCAGAGATAGATAACGGCGATGGTCAATTCATTGATTACAAATATGGTGATGGTCATTTTGAACCTGGTGCTAATCCAGGCACGTACAGAGAGAGTGTCATCTACCTTAAACCAGATGACATACCTGGCGATCCAGCAGCTTACAGACATAGTGTTCATAACTTTTTCCCTGCTAATGATGCGTACGTTGTCGGTTGGTCACGGCTCACGGACCGTCCCGCAATCATACCTGGCACAAGCAAACAACTGTCAGGAGATACGACAACAAAACTTTTAGAATTAGAAAAGAAAAGAGATAGACTTACAGCAATTACAAACAAGTCAGCACAAGACATCGTGGATCAATCAGGTGGCCGTGTAAGTATAGAACAAGCACAAAATAATATTGACAATGCACAAAAGCAACTAACCAAAATACAAAACGATATTGACAATTTTGGATCTGGTGCAAAACAAGCTACTGTCGGCGATAAAACTGTAAACGTCACATTTGCTGATGAGATACAATCAGATATATTTCAACGTTACCGAAAACATTTAGAACAAACAAAAGACGAATATCAAAAACTGGTTTCTAAAATAGGTGAAACAAAAGCTAGTGATCCTAGATTTATACGTGATGAGATGTACAGCAGTGATGTCAACGCTTTAACACTTGCGTACTACGCAAAGCATAAAGACATACTTAGACCTGTCTTTAGAACAGAGCAAGACTTTGTTGGCCACATAAAAGCATTACAAGAATCAAATGCTATCATGAAAGAATTTGCACAGATACGTCCTGGTATGTTGACAGAGGGTGCGATGGTGCCTGTGCGTGAAGCACAAAAACAAAGAGATAATGTTCTTAAATTTTTTGATGAGATACGTGTCGATCCAGATACACTCAAACAATTATTTCCAAATGTGCCATTTAAAGACAGAAAAGCTTGGGGCGATGTGCTAGTTAAAAACGATCTACACATGGCAGCGAAAAGATTATTTGTTGATGGAGATCAAAATGCACCAACTTGGTACGCTATAACACCAGCAAAACTTGTGGCTAATAGATATAGTCAGAATGGAACAACAGCAACGCCACTCGCTCAAAGATCTGGCAAAAAAGGTGTAGGGACGTATGAGTTTTATGGTGGCCCAGATGCTACAGATGTTAATGGTAAACACTACACAAGTATATTAGAGCAATCGCTTAAAAGAGCAGCAAACATAAACAATGCAGAGTTTAAAATAATTAAAGTAGCCGTGGGTAATCCTACGAGAAATAAAAAAGTAATTGAGATTGTGGACATGTCTGGTGGAACACCAACAGTTGTAAAAACAATAAATGTTAAAAAAAATCAGAGTAGAGAGGCTATAGAGGAAGCTACTGCATACATCAATAAACAGCCAAATGCAGAAAATCTTGTTACAAACACAACTAGTTATCCTCAAGGCTTTGAAACTGTGGATGCTTATGCTATAAAACTTACACCCGAAATGGTATTGCCATCCAAGACACATATGGCTATAGGTGGCTATGTGAAATACGATCCAATGCCTAGTATTGAGGAAGTTATAGGAGCAGCGTAATGGCAGTTGATAAAAGATTAAACCCAAACGACGAACCACAAACGGTTAATGATGCGTTGATGATACCAGCAAAGACTGGAGAAACTGTGCAATTAGAGCCAGGCACTGATGATCCACTTGTAGAGATTACAGAGGATGGAGGCGCAATAGTTGGTGAACAAGAGAGAATAATTGAAGATACGCATGATGCAAACCTTGCAGAATTAATTGATGAAACAGAATTATCTAATATTGCTTCTGAATTAACAGGTTATTATGAGGATGATCTTTCTTCTCGTAGTGAATGGGAGAATGCTTATAAAAAAGGATTAGATCTTCTTGGTTTAAAATATGATGAGAGATCACAACCATTTCAAGGAGCAAGTGGTGTCACACATCCTTTACTTTCTGAATCTGTAACACAGTTTCAAGCGCAAGCTTACAAAGAATTATTACCAGCAGGTGGCCCTGTTAGAACTCAAGTTATGGGTGAGGTAACAAAAGAAAAAGAAGAACAAGCACAACGAGTTCAAGAATTTATGAACTATCAGATCATGCACGTTATGGAAGAGTTTGATCCTGATTTAGATCAGATGTTATTCTATCTGCCATTGTCTGGTTCTACATTTAAAAAAATTTACTACGATGGTTCAATAGGTAGAGCTGTATCAAAGTTTGTACCGAGTGATGATTTAGTTGTTCCTTACAATGCTGTAAATTTAGAGCAAGCTGAAAGAGTAACACATGTCATAAAAAAATCAGAAAACGAAATAAGAAAATTACAAGTAACAGGTTTTTATAGAGATGTAGATGTACAAGTAACTACAACTCAAGATGAAGTACAAGACAAAGAACAATCATTATCTGGAATTAAAAGAGCAGGATATGTTGATGATGAATACACACTACTAGAAATACATGCAAACCTGGACATACCTGGGTTTGAAAGAGATGATGGTATTAAAGCTCCGTACATAGTTACAATAGATGAGGGTTCTGGCAAAGTTTTATCCATATACAGAAACTTTGATGAAAAAGATGATAAGTTAAAAAAGACTCAATACTTTGTACATTACAAGTTTTTACCTGGTCTTGGTTTTTACGGATTAGGTTTAATACATATGCTAGGTGGTTTATCTAGAACTGCAACTGCAGCTCTTAGACAATTAATTGATGCAGGCACTTTAGCAAATTTACCAGCAGGATTTAAAGCTAGAGGTCTTCGTATTCGTGATGATGATAATCCAATACAACCAGGAGAATTTAGAGATGTAGATGCACCAAGTGGTGATTTACGTTCTGGTTTATTACCTTTACCTTATAAAGGTGCAGATCCAACTTTATTTCAATTACTTGGTTTTGTCGTACAAGCTGGTAAAGAATTTGCTACTGTTGCAGATCAAAAAATCGGTGATAGCGTTGCAGCTAATGCTCCAGTTGGCACCACTATGGCTCTTATGGAAAGAGGCATGCGTGTTATGTCAGCTATTCACAAAAGATTACACTATGCACAAAAAATAGAATTTAAATTACTTGCAAAAATATTTTCTGAATCTCTTGATCCAAACTACCCCTACGACGTAGTTGGCGGAGTAAGAGCAATTAAAACCGCAGACTTTGACGAGAAGATAGACATTTTACCTGTATCTGATCCAACAATATTTTCTATGTCTCAACGTGTTACGTTGGCACAAACTCAACTACAACTTGCACAAGCTGCTCCTCAAATGCACAACATGTATGAGGCTTACAGACGTATGTATCAAGCTATGGGTGTGCAAAACGTGGATGCAATTTTGCCTGTTCCTACACCACCACAACCAATGGACCCTGGAATGGAAAATGGAGCTTCTTTATTAGGTAAACCTCTACAAGCTTTTAGAAATCAAAACCACATGGCTCACATTGATTCACACAGAGCTTTTTTTTCAAGTATTTTAGTTAAAAACAACTTACGAACTATGACTTTGCTTGAATCACACATTATGGAGCATGTATCTATTCAAGCAAGAGAGGAAGTTGAACAGGAAATGAAAGAGGATTTACAAAAAGTTGCACAGCAATATGGTGGCCAAGTTCCTCAAGAAGAGCAAATTAAACTACAAGAATTATTAGAATCTAAAGTAGCAGAAACAATTACTGAAATGACAGAAAAAATGATTGAAGAGGAACAAGAAATGTTGTCATCTCAGGGTGAAGACCCACTAGTTTCTTTAAAACAGCAAGAAATACAGCTACGTGCTGCTGATTTACAAAGAAAATCAGCTCTAGATCAAGCAAATATAGAGATGGACGCTGCAAAATTAGAGCAAAACGAGAAATTAGCTAAAGATAAGATAGAATCTCAAGAAGATATTGCTCAATTACGTGCAAATGTTAATTTAAACAAACAAAATGACTAGCGCTGAAGAAAAATTAACGGATTATTTTGATAAGCTTATGCTTATTGCAAAAAATACTTCCAAAAATCCTGAAGATAGTATACTTTTAGCAGGTGCTATGATGGCTTGTGCAAAAATGGTTTACTATGAGCATTTATCGCCAAAAGAAGCAAAAAATTTGGAGAATCATAATGGTTATGACCTCCTTGAACTTGTAAAACCAACTATACATTAGAGATTAATATGCCTACAGCCAAAAAAAGAAAAAAAATAGATCCTGAAAGATTTAAAGACCTTCAAAAAAAGAAAAAATTACCAAAGACACCATTGCCTAAAGATCTTTTTCCAAAGGAAAAATTGCCTAAAAATCTTTTTCCAGGAAAACCAAAACCACCAAAAAGAAAGTTGCCTGAGTTTCCAAAAATTACTCCTGAAATATTAAAAAGATTAAGAATAAAAAAGAAAGACGGAGTTATTAGTTTTGATGAACTTAAAAAAATGCAAAAACAAAAACCAAAAACTATGGAAGCCAAAGATGGTGGCAAAGTATCTAAATTTGGTATGTTGTCAGTAAAAGCTGGTGTGGACAATAATCCTAATCCTACGCAAGCAGATAGAATTGTAGGTGCGAAGAAAAAAATGAATAAAGGTGGCCCAGTTGATTCACCTAAGAAAGGTAAAAAGAAAAAAATGCCTGGTATGCTTGCAATAGGCATTGAAATAATCAAACCAAAAAAACCAATTAAAGCTGCGAAGGGTGGTCTAGCGGGTAGATTAGCTCAACGTGGTTATGGAAAGGCAAGATCATGAACTTTAAGAAAACAAAAGTAGAAGTAGTAAAACAAAAAAATCCTTTTCCTACTTTAAAAGTGTCTTCTGATGCTGCAATTGTATATTCACCTTATGTTGTAAAACAAAACAAAGGTAATGGTCCAAAAGGGCAGACAAGCAAGATGCAGATCAAAAAAGTTGCTTTTAAAGGCGTAAAGTAATAAAACCTTATCAACAAAGGAGGATTGTATGAAACTTGTACAAGATCTATGGGCACACTTAAAAGAGTGGTCTGACTGGAGTATGAAGGACTGGATTAAAGCTGCAATTGTAGCAATAATCGTAATCATTATTATAGGAGCAATCTAGAATTTATGTGGCAATTACTTGCTAAACCATTACTTGGCGTCGTCGCTGATGGCGTCAAGGGTTTTGTAGAAACAAAGAAAGCAAAACAAGAATTAAAACTTACAACCATCAAAGCAACGCAGAAACTTAAAGAAGACCAGATAGCTGGTAAAGTTGCATGGGAGCAAAGCGCTGTTGACCAAATGAAAGGGAGCTGGAAAGATGAGGTGGCACTCATTGTTCTACTACTTCCAGCAGTTTTAGTCTTCACGCCCTTACAAGAACATGTACACCAAGGCTTTATCGCTTTGCAGGATTTGCCGTCGTATTATCACAACCTACTTTACATTGCAATTTCTGCGAGCTTCGGCATCAAGGCTGGATCTAGTGCAATAGGAATGTTTAAAAAGAAATAATGGTTACTAAATATATAAAATTTAAAGGATCAATAAAACCTAAAGGATTGACATTGGCAACTGATGCAAAATTAAAACAACTTAAAAATACTGGTTTTAGACAGGGTAAGGATTATGAAGTAGTTTCTAAAAAAATTGCTTTAGGAAAAGCTAAGGGAGGTTCAGTAAAGAAAGTAAAAAAAGTTATTAAAGGGTTAAAAAAAGCATCAAAGTTACATGCTGGACAGGCAAAAACTTTGCAGGGTGTGATAAAGAAAAGGTATAAAATATCATGAGTTATGAAGAATTAGCAGCATCAGTTAAATTAAGTGAAGGTTTTAGAAACAAAGTTTATAAAGATACCGAAGGATTCCGTACAATTGGATGGGGTCATAAAGTTGTCCACACAGATGATATTATTGACGGTAAAGAGTACTCGGAAGAAGAATTACAAAGCATATTTGATAAAGACCTCAAATTCGCAATAGATAATGCAGAGGCTTTGATAAGCGAAAATGATGTTGGTGAGTTACCAGAAACAGTTAAACATGTACTAACAGAGATGTGTTTTCAACTTGGCAAATCAGGCGTTGCTAAGTTTAAGAATATGTGGAAATGCCTGCAGGAAGGCAATTTTATAGGTGCAAGTTATGAAATGTTAGATTCTAAATGGAATAAACAAACTCCAAATCGTTGCAAAAAATTGTCTGACCTCATGAAATCATGCGGCTAGAAAACTTTTTCACAGCATATAAAAAAGATTTAATTGCTAGACAAGAGCAAGTAAAAGAGTCTATATTAAGTGGGATGGCTAAAGATTGGTCAGAGTACAAGTATCTGACTGGAAAATTAGCTGCACTAACACAAGAAGTTCAGGAACTCACGGACCTGCTTAAGAAAACGGAGCTAGAAGATGACTAAACCAAAACTAATAGTACCCAAACACGTTTGGGACGGCAAACAAGCAGAAAAAGCAAAGAATGAAGTAGAAAAGCTACCCAATCCTGTGGGTTGGAGAATGGTTTTGTTTCCACTAAAATTAAAAGAAAAAACAAAAGGTGGTTTGCTTTTAACCGATGAAACTGTTGAACAATCACAAATTACAACTAACATTTGTAAAGTTTTGAAGATGGGTGATTTGTGCTACAAAGACGATAGTAAGTTTCCCACTGGTCCTTGGTGTAAAGAGGGCGATTGGGTTCTCATAACTAGATATGCGGGTTCACGTATTCGTATTGATGGTGGTGAGTTAAGGATAATCAACGACGATGAAATACTGGCAAAGGTTGATGATCCCCGAGATATTTTGCCAGCTAACATAATGTAACGTGGAGGAGACCATGCAACCAACAGTGCAATCAGAGCAAGACAAGATGGTTCCGATAGATACCTCGGGTGATCCTGTCGAAGTAGAACTAAAAGAAGAAGATAAAAAAGATGTTCCTAATGTAGAGGTTCAAGAAGAAATTAAAGAAGAATCTCAAGAAGATAAAAAAGAAGAACAACTAGAAGAATATTCAGCTTCTGTAAAAAGAAGAATAGATAAATTAACACGTAAAATGCGTGAAGCAGAAAGACGTGAACAAGCTGCAATTGAGTATGCTACAAAAGTTAATGACAAGTATAAACAAGCACTAACACTTGGAACACAAAAAGATGATGCTAATGTTACAAGCAGAGAAAGTGCTGTTACTGCTAGAGAAGAGTTTGCAAAAAGAGCGTTAGAAGCAGCAATGCAGGCTCAAGATGTTGAAAAACAAGTCGCAGCTCAACAAGAAATATCTAAATTAGCTATAGAAAAAGAAAAAATAGCATTAGCTAAACAAAGAGTAGAGCAGGCAAAAGCTAATCCACCACAAGGTGAGCCTATGCCAACAGATCTACAAAAACCACAAAAAACAGA